CAAATCTACGATGCTAATCCAGAATTAAAAACTTACGTAAAGAATTTTGACGACAAAGGCGTTACACTTTCTACAAAGAAAGAAGCTGATACTGACGCACCAGTTTCTAGTGATGCTCCAGATCAAGTCGATCAAATGGCACAACGAGCAACTCAAGCCAATCTTTAACTTGACAGCATAGTATTTTTGTTATATACTTTAGTGTATGAGGTATAACAATGAGCGAAGTAAGAATCTTACCAAATCTAGTTTGGAAATATAATTATGAACCTGGCTTTGATGTCCAGGCGTTTTTAGATTACCAATCCAAAGAAGCAGAGCTACATCAAACAGAAGCAGATGGAGGCAAATCAACTGCCGGCCATCCAAACCCTCCGCATGAATGGGAGTGCAATAGAGATTTCATGATGTGGCTAAGACCTAAAATAGAAATTTGTTTACGTGAATGGGACGTTCAGTACACAGATATAATCGCCACGGGTAGTTGGACCAATATACACAATATAAATGCTCATACATTACCTCATGATCATGGTTCAACTAACGTGGTGGTTTCAGCTTATGTACAAGTTCCACAGGACAGTGGTAACTTAATGTTTGAACAACTGTTAAGAACTAACTGGACACATTACTCACGTATACCAGAAGGAACAATACACGATTACTGGAAAGAAGTAAATGTAAATACTAATGACGTATTACTGTTCCCTGGCTGGATGACACACAAGACCCAAGCAAGTAAAAGTAACGGAGACAGAATAACCTTTACTATTAACTGTGATGGTAGAGATAGAAATAACATAATACTATGACGGACAGAACAAAAGAACAAATTGTAGAAGAGATTAATCACATAGTTGAAAAGAACATTCAACCTAGTGTAGAAATGCACGGTGGTGTTGTTAAGCTACAAGAGTTCGATATGGAGACAGGCGTTGCTACAATGTTAATGAGTGGTGCTTGTTCAGGTTGTGCAAGTAGCACAGTAACATTAAAGTTAGGCGTAGAGAATATGCTTAAACATTATGTACCTGAAGTTAATGCAGTAGAGGGTGTGGACGATCCTAACTTTAATGATCCTTATTATACAAGTTGGGAAAACCCAGGTGGCTGGGGAAAGGAAGAGTAATGGCAACAGAAAAGACTGAACACATAGCACCGTACTTCGAAAGGCAAAATCCTAACATGAGCACTGAGTTTCATAGTGCAAGTAATCAATGGATTATAGATGTTAAGTGTCCTTTCTACGAAGAGTTTCTAACACTATTTGAGAATGAAGAGTTTAGAGGTGAGGACGAAAGTAAAATTAAAACTACATTTAGAGGATATCAATATGATGTTACTCCTAAGAACTTACCTGAATGGGGAGGTAGTGTAGTACGTTCGGATAAGATGAATCCAGACACACCAGAACAAAAAGGCTTTCCTAGTTCTAAAACATTAAATGAAACAGAGTTTGATGTAAACAAAGCAAATCCAGGATCTAACTTTCCACCTATTGATCAAAACAAGTTTGATAAGATCAATTGGGACAAGTTGCTGAACTGGGTAATGAAACAGATTAGACGTAACATGGTACCTATTAAAAGTATTAAAGTTAGCAAGTGTTGGTGTGTAGATTATAATGATGGTGGCTATCAAGCAATACACAATCACGGACCATTATGTATTAGTATGGTAATGGCTATGGACTCACAACCTACTACAGGAACTAACGAACAGTCTGCTGACAATGGTATGTTATATACTCTAATGCCTAACCCAGATGGCACACAACTTATGACACAGTTTGGACCTTACCCAGGTAGAACTGTTATCCTAGACGGCAGGGTGTGGCACGGAGTTTATCCTGCAAAGGCACCACGTAGAACATTTGTTGTAGACTTTGACTTTGAATACTTTGATCCGGACGAAGAGATACCTGGACTAATACATACACTCAACCCTGATGTACCTCCAGGAATGAATCATGGATAATAATTACTTTGCATCAGGACAATTTATTATAGAAACAGAATATCCTGAGTGGGAGAACCTGCTTCATGTAATGCTAAGAAGTTTTACTGAAACAACAGAGTATCCAGATAGAACACAGAACAGTATAGATTTAAAAAACATTCCACTTGGTTATGAAAAGTGGGTACTAGAAAAAGTACAAGAACAGAACATTCCAATAGAAAGCATTAGTGCAGATCAATCTTGGTTTATTACATATAATCCATATGGTTATCAAGGCATACACAATCATACAAACAAGGAAAACTTAATTAGTACGGTTATGTATTTTGATAACAAGAAAGAAGATGAAATGTTTACACAGGACGGATGTCTTGTAACAATGATGGCACACCCTAATACACAGATAGAGTTTCATGAGTTTCCACCTAGTCCAGGCAAGACTATAATTATGAATGGAAATGTTAATCATGCAACCTATCCTTACAAACATGATAGACGTTGTCTAGTTATTAATTACAAAGCCAAATGGAGCGAGCCTAATGAGCCTAATAAAAAAGAAGTTTAACTACGAAGAAATAAAGAAAGAGTCTAAAGAAGGCAGACGATTATATGCTTGTCCTGATGGCAATAGTGTTGCAAGTGTAACAACTATACTTGACAAGACCAAAGACAAAACTGCTCTTATAGAATGGCGTAAAAGAGTAGGTGAAAAGAAAGCACAGGAAATTGTTACAGAGGCCGCAAGTGTTGGTACTCGTATGCACAAATTTTTAGAAGATTATATTGATACAGGTGAATGGCCTAAAGCAGGAAGTAACCCATATAGCCAACAAGCTAATAACATGGCTACACAGATTAAAGACCACGCATTAGCTAATATTAACGAAATATGGGGTTCTGAGGTAGCTTTATACCACCCGAAGATTTACGCCGGCACTACAGACCTCGTAGGCGTCTTTAAAGGCGAAGAATGTATCATGGACTTCAAACAAACTAATAAGCCTAAAAAGGAAGAATGGGTAGATGATTATAAACTACAATTAACTGCCTATGCACTAGCCCACAACGAGATATACGGAACTAACATACAAGAAGGCCACGTTTTTATGTGTTCTCGTGACGGACAATATCAGCAATTTGACCTATGGCCTGAAGATTTTAAGTCTTGGGAGTCAAAATGGTGGGATCGTGTGTATATGTACTATGACCGTTTCGCATAAATACAATGTATAAGGAGCAAGTAAGTGGCAATAGTACAAATTTCAAGAATACAAGTACGTAGAGGTCAAAAGAACGTTGGATCAGGTGTACCACAATTAGCAGGTGGTGAGTTTGGTTGGGCGGTTGATACTCGTGAACTGTTCATAGGTAATGGTTCAGTATCAGAAGGATCTCCGGCTGTAGGTAATACAAAAATCTTAACACAATACGATAACTTATTCAGTTTCGCAGATCAATACACTTATCAAAAAGAAGTTTCTACAATGCAGACAGGTGCAACTGCTATGTTGCCTACTGCTAGAACATTACAAGAAGTATTAGATGAGCAAGTAAGTGTTAAGTCTTATGGTGCAACTGGTGACGGTTCAGATCAAACAGTAGTATTACAAAGAGCTATTGACCAATTATATCTTAATAGTGCAACTAAAGGTTCAACTGCAAGTAGAGTGGTATTACAAATACCAGCAGGTGAATACTTATTGAGTGCAAGTTTAAAACTTCCACCATATGCAACTATCGTTGGTGCAGGAAGTGATAAGGTTAAAATTACACAAGGTGCTAACGCGGCAGTATTTGAAACAGTTAACTCAGGATCAACACCTGGAAGTTATGCACAAGACAGTTCAAGCACAACATTGAACCAAGCTAATAAAATTACATTAAAAGGTTTAACTTTAATACAAAATACTACAAACACAGGACTTTTACTTACTTCTTGTAAGGAAAGTACATTTGAAGATTTAAAAATTACAGGTACATGGACTAGTGGAGCAACACCAGGATCTAATCAAGTTGGTATTAGAATGAATAGTTTATCAACGGCAGTATCCTGTAACAGAAACAGATTTAAAGACATCCTTGTAAAAGGATTTGCAAGTGCAGTAGTTTCAGACTTTGATGTTATTGAAAATACATTTGACACTTGTGAGTTTGATACATTAAGATACGGATTTGTGTATGGTGAAAATACAAGCATTGGTCAAGTAGGAATGGCTACAGGTCCACAAAGAAATATTGTACACAATTCAGAGTTTCACGATATTGATAGACAAGCAATATGGGTAAACAAAGGACAATTTAATTCCTCACTTAATAACAAATATATTAGTGTAGGTAACAATGGCGGTACTGAAGGTAATGCTGTTTATAGTATTATTAAGTTTACAGATGGTACTGCTCTTTCTAACTCATCTAGCAATGACTGGTTTGATAGAACTGCTAATTTAAGCTATGATCAAAACTTTATGTCAGGGTATAGATATGTTCCAGAAGTTGAAGGACCAGGAGTATTTGATTTAGAATTTAGTTATAGGTTCCCTGTAACACAACAAAACTCCGCAGTTAGAGTATTAAAATTTCCAGGCTATGCTACTAGAAACATAGTTGTAGATTACATATACAAAAGCTCACAGGTAAATGCAGTAAGAGAAGGACATTTAGATGTACTTGTTAATCTTAACGACAACACATCTAAAGTAACTGACGACTTTACATACCTAGGTGCTAGTGCATATGAATATAACATAGAGTTTAGTGTTTCTCTAACAGATGAGAACACTGATGGGACAAATGATACACTGGTTGTTTCAATGAAGAACACGACAACGAGTGACACAGGTGACATATTATTCAAAGTACATTACAAAACTTAATATGCCAAACAAAGATTACGAGATAAAGCTCGTTAATTGGACCAAGTTTAGAGAACAACTAGAGGTAAGTCTCAATCCCTTCCAAGATGTAATTGATTATTACAACAAGATTCCAAGAAGTAAGTTAGGTGTTGACCCCTGGGACCAAAGCACTTGGCCCACTCCATGGGAACTTCTTGCTCAAAACAGCATTTGCGACTTGACAAACAGCCTCGGAGTGTGTTACACTTTACAATTAACTAATAGGTTTTCTCGGAGTGAGTTCGAGATACATATAGTTATGGACTACAGTAATGAGGAATTATGTTATCCTGTTTGCATTAACAATAGTGTATTATGTTACAAATATAATGAGGTTGTTCAAAAGACTGAATTACCCACACATTTTGTTTCACAACGCATTTATAAGATGCCGACGTTACAATAAATACTTTATCATTACGAATTAGTGAATTAAAAATTAACAGGAGCAATAGAGAATGTCAAATGGCGTCGGTATACACATCAAAAAACGCGACGGCTCAGTAGAGCCCCTGGACATTAACAAAATCCACTTTGTTGTTGAAGAAGCCACCGAAGGCTTAACAGGAACAAGTGCGTCACAGATTGAGATGACAGCAAACATTCAATTCTATGATGGAATGTCCACAGAAGAAATACAAGAAATTTTAATTAAAAGCGCCAACGATTTGATCTCGTTGGAAAATCCTAACTATCAATATGCCGCGGCAAGGTTGTTATTGTATCCTATATACAAAGAAACATTTGGTCAATACAATTCAGTACCATTATTAAAGATTATAGATAGAAACATTGAACAGGGTGTATATGATCCTTCCATCAAAGAGAAGTACACTGAAACAGAATTAAAACAACTAAACAAATATATTAAACATGGTAGAGATGAAAACTTTACTTACGCAGGGCTAAGACAGATTGTAGACAAATATCTTGTGCAAGATAGAAGCACAGGAGAGATATATGAATCACCACAAGTAATGTACATGATGATTGCGGCAACTTTGTTTGCTGACTATCCTAAAGAATCACGTATGAATTATGTAAGGAGATATTACGATGCGACCTCACTTTTTAAAATCAATATCCCAACGCCAATCATGGCCGGTGTACGCACACCTCTTAGACAGTTTGCTTCGTGTGTTCTTGTTGATAGTGATGATACCCTTGATAGTATTTTCTCAAGCGATATGGCTATTGGAAGATACACGGCACAAAGAGCAGGGATAGGAATTAATGCAGGACGTATTAGAGCAATCAACTCTAAGATTAGAGGTGGCGAGGTAGCACACACAGGATTGATTCCGTTTCTAAAGAAATTCGAATCAACTGTAAGATGTTGTACACAGAATGGTGTACGTGGAGGTAATGCAACTACACACTTCCCTATTTGGCATTATGAGATAGATGATATCCTAGTATTAAAAAATAACAAAGGTACTGAGGATAATAGAGTACGTAGATTAGATTATTCAATTCAACTTAATAAACTAATGTATGAGAGACTTTTGAAAGACTCCGACATAACTCTTTTTTCACCTCATGACGTACCAGATTTATATGAAGCATTTTATTCAGATCAAAAACTGTTTGAAGAACTATACGAAAAGTATGAACGTAAAACTTCATTAAGAAAACGTAAAGTAAAAGCAATGGAATTATTTTCTGCTCTAATTAAAGAGAGAGCTGAAACAGGACGTATCTATATTATGAACGTTGATCATGCTAATACACACAGTTCTTTTAAAGATACAGTTTACATGAGTAACTTATGTCAAGAGATTACATTACCTACAAAACCTTTGCAACACATTGATGATCCAGAAGGCGAAATTGCTTTATGTATTTTAAGTGCAATCAATGTAGGTACACTAAAAGACTTAGAAGAATTACAAGACTTATGTAACTTGGCTGTAAGAGCTTTAGACGAAGTAATTGATTACCAGAAGTATCCGGTGAAAGCCGCAGAGGTTAGTACCAAAGCAAGACGCTCACTAGGAGTAGGATACATTGGACTTGCACACTATCTAGCAAAGCAAGGTTGCAAGTACAACGATAAGAAAGCACTTACAAAAGTACATGAGCTATCAGAAGCATTCCAATACTATTTGTTAGTAGCAAGTAATGAATTAGCAAGAGAAAAAGGTAAGTGCGAATATTTTGAACGCACTAAATACAGTGACGGTATACTTCCGATCGATACTTACAAAAAGGAGTTGGACGAGGTTTGTGCAATCACATTAAAATATGACTGGGATTCTCTTCGCAAGGATATACGAGAGCATGGCCTACGTCACTCAACGTTGTCCGCACAAATGCCATCAGAGAGCAGTTCTATTGTGTCAAATGCCACAAACGGAATTGAGCCACCTAGAGGGTTCTTGTCCGTTAAGAAGTCGAAAAAAGGGCCTCTTAAGCAGATTGTTCCGCAGTATCAAACGTTAAAGAATAACTATACTTTGTTATGGGATATGCCAAGCAACGAAGGTTACATAAATATCGTTGCAGTAATGCAGAAGTTTTTTGATCAAGCCATTAGTGGTAATTGGTCGTACAATCCAACTCACTTTGAGAACAATGAAGTTCCAATGAGTGTTATGTTACAAGATATGTTAACAACATATAAGTATGGATGGAAAACATCATACTATCAGAACACTTATGATTTCAAGAGTGATCCAAGTGAAGAGGAAATTAAGACAGAGACTACAAACACTTTTGAACCACAAGTTGGACTACCTGATGGTAAACCACTTGAAGATGAAGAAGAAGTTTGTGATAGTTGTGCTATATAGAAAGGTAAAGCAGTGGCGAAGACAGTATTTAATAGAGAGAAAGTAGACTTTACAAAGTCAACGATGTTCTTTGGACCGGATCAAAACACACAAAGATATGATGTGTTTAAGTTCCCTGTGTTTGATAAATTAAATCAAACAATGTTAGGTTATTTTTGGAGACCAGAAGAGGTTAGCTTACAAAAAGACAGAAGTGATTATGCAAACTTCCGTCCGGAACAGAAACATATCTTTACTGCTAACTTAAAATATCAAACACTACTTGATAGTGTACAAGGTAGAGGACCATGTTTAGCTTTCTTACCACACGTAAGTATTCCTGAACTAGAAGGTTGTATTGTTACTTGGGATTTCTTTGAAACTATTCACAGTCGTTCATATACACACATCATGAAGAACGTGTATGCTGATCCAAGTGAAGTATTAGATACTATCTTAGAAGATGATAAAATTATTGAACGTGCAATTAGTGTAACTAAAAACTATGATGCGTTTACAGAATCCGCAGATAAGTTTATACACTTAAAGAAAGGCACAATGAGAGATGTTAAGAAGAAACTATTCTTAGCAATGATGAACGTAAACATCTTAGAAGGATTACGTTTTTATGTTTCATTTGCGTGTACGTTTGCTTTTGGTGAATTAAAACTTATGGAAGGTAGTGCAAAAATTATTAGCTTGATTGCTAGAGATGAAAGCCAACACCTTGCGTTAAGCACACACATTCTAAAGAATTGGATGCGTGGTGAGGACGATAAAGAGTTCCAAGCTATTGCCAAAGAGTGTGAAGCAGAAGTTTATGAGATGTGGAAAACTTGCGTTGAAGAAGAAAAGGCGTGGGCACATCATTTAATGAAAGATGGATCAATCATTGGACTTAATGAAAGACTGTTAGGAAACTATGTAGAGTTTATTGCTAACAAGAGATTAAAAGCATTAGGATACAAACCAATCTTTGATACTCCTTCAACACAGAATCCCCTACCATGGACACAACACTGGTTGAGTTCATCAGGGTTACAGGTAGCACCACAGGAAACAGAAGTTGAAAGTTATATTGTTGGTGGTATCAAACAAGACGTAAACACAGACTCACTCAAAGGATTTAAATTATAATGGAAACAAGAGAAGCTACTCCTAGCACTACCGTTGTCTATTCTAAACCTAATTGTCCTTCTTGTGTAAAAGCAAAGATGTTATTAGATAACAAGAAGATTCCTTATACTGAAAGTGTAATTGGAAAGGATATCCAAGTTGAAACTCTTATGAAAGAGTTTGAAGTTAATGGATTACCTATGCCAAGAACTGCTCCGCAGATTATACTACACGGTAAGTATGTAGGAGGGTATGAACAATTAGTAGAACATATGGAACAACACGGAATGAACCATAACCACTAGGAGAAATTATGTTAATTGAACCAGCATACAAAGTAGGAGATGTCGTAACTATAAAACTTACATCAGGTGAAGAACTTGTAGGTAAGTTTGAAGCAGACGACGACAAGAGCATTAAGGTAAACAAACCATTGACACTAGTAGCTAGTGAAAAAGGTATTGGCTTACAACAGTTTTTGTTTACTGCTGATATGGGTAAATCATATACAATTAAGCATCAAGCAATTACTTTAGTACACAAGACAAGACCAGAATTTGCAGACGCATATACCAAGCAGACAAGTAACATTGTACAAGCACCAGCTGGTATGGCAGACCTAGTTCGCAAATAATCTTACATAAATATTAGTATGCACGAATTTGTTATAAAGGACAAAGGTAAGTTAGTCACATATACAGACTTTGATTCTATACCAAATGAGTTTGACCATATAATAAAATTTGTACCAGAAGTTCCACCAGAACCACATACTGCTGAACAGCATGAAGAGATAGAACAGTGGAATTCAAGGTTACAAGAATTAGTAAAGAGGGAGAGATCATATGCCAGCAGTAACTAGAGTAGGTGATGCCGACGTTGCACATTGTAGTGGAATGACAAGAGCAGTTGGTTCTCCAAATGTATTTGCTAACAACATTCCAGTTTCAAGACAAGGTGATGTAAACACTACACATCTATTACCAGGTGTACCATGTCCACCACATTCGGCACCAATTGCTACAGGATCGGTAACAGTTAAAACCAATAACGTAGGAACGGGCAGGGTTGGAGACGCAATAGCAGGATGTACTTCGGTTGCGGCAGGTTCTCCCAACGTGTTTGCTGGATAATTTCGCCAATTAAGGTATCTACAAGCCATATTTACAACGTATAAACGTAAATTACAATAATTAATTAAGAATATAGGAGATAATATTATGTCAACAATTCATGAACAGATCGTAGCCGAGTACGAAAACTATATGAAAGAGTCAGAATCTTTCGAATCAAAAAACGTAAAAGCGGCGGCGGCAAGAGCAAGAAAAGCCTTAGGAAATATGGGTAAACTTGCAAAGTCAAGAAGAGCAGAAATCCAAGAAAAGAAAAACTCTTTATAATTTCTAGAAATACATTTATAGCATGACATCAACCTCATGCTATATTTGTATGCACATAATTATATTAAACAAATCATAAATACTCTAGTACAAATTGTTAACTTTAGTAACATAATCACGAAGGATAATAAAGAAAAATATGAGTGAGAGAATCGTTGGCAAACTGAAATGGTTTGACGCAAAAAAAGGTTACGGATTTATAACTCCCGAAGATGGCGGACAAGATGTTTTTGTTCACATCAGTGCCTTTG